AGGAACTCGTCTTTAATCTCTAGAATACGTTCTTTTGGAAATCGCTCTGGCCATATAGACTTTTGGTCATCATCCCATATAGAGTACCATAATGTTTTCCATGCACTACTATCCTTTGCCCAGTATAAAAAGCAATCTTCTGAAATAACAGTACCAATCATACATATTTTACCTTCATCAGATAAAGATGGTATAACCGCTTCTGTCATCCACTTTCTATTTTTAGCACGTGCTTCTGGAGTGTATGCATTAAGTTCTGACTCAAAGTCATCAACTATAATTAAATTAGGCCTTGTATCTCCTTCAATAAAACCACGTACTCTTTGTCCTGTACCTACAGCTATTATCCTAGTACCATTAGCTAATACTACATCAGTATTAGTCCATCTTTGTGCAGTAGCTGGTCCCAAATCTCCAAATATTCCTCTAAACTTGTCTGAATGTATCAAATGATATTTAATACGTGATAAGAAGTTAATTGACTGAGCCTGTGACTCTGATATAATAACTATAAACAAATCTTCACTAGAAGCTTTAAACGCAGTTTTCCATAATGGATAAATAAGAGTGGTAACAGTACTCTTCGCCGTTCCCCTAGGAGCAGCTATTAACACTCTTCTTGTGTCGTCATCTTTTAAAGAAGCATACACCTCATGATGGAACGGTGGTGTTTGTTTGCGGAGGGCTGTCGGGAAGCAGTATCTTCCAAATAGTGCCATATTTTTCCGCATCTTCTTTAGTGCTTCTAATTGAGCATACTTTTCTTCAAAATCCATTATTCGTCAGAATCTTCTTTCTTCTCTTCAATCTGAGTTCTTTGTGCTATAAAGCTCTTTTCTTCTTCTTTCAGCTCATCAATCAGTTTAACACTAGAAAAAGCCTCAATCTTATCAGTAGTCTTAAGTAAATGCTTTTCTTTCATACCATGCATATCTTGAAGATTCTCAACTGCTTTTAAAAGATTAGTAGTTTCCTTTTTATTACGTGCTAACTCTATTGCTTCTTTAAGTAAGTCTAACGTAAAGTCTTCATCCATGCCATGGTCTGTTAATCTTTTTGATAGTTCGTCTCTTACCATACCTTGAAATGTCTCCGTTTTCATTGTTCTCTTCCACTTACGCTTCTGAGAATCATTAACCTCTCCTAATGCCCATTCTATAGCCTGGTCATAATCAGGCTTTAATGCAAACATCATTGCAAGTGCTTTCATCTTATTCTGCTTAGACTGAACCTGTATATAAGGTTTCCCAGTCATAGTCACATTAGTTTTCCGCCCTTTAGCATATAAAGGTTTAGTTTTGTGTTTAGGACTAAAAAACGTATAACCAAAAGGAAATCTCATGTAAATATTCTTACGGCCTGAATTATCAGTGTACTCCCTACGAGAAAGTACATTCGCCACGTATCCATCATCAGATAGGGCATTATCCCCAACATCAGCATCTTTCCACGGTTTATACGTGATATTACGTTCTTTTGCCTCTTGTTCCCTGTAAATCGGATAATGAGTCTCTTCCTTATCTCCTCTATGCTTTATTTTAATGATATACATTATGTAGACCTATAAAGCGCCCAAAACAATAAAATAATTATTATTATACTTAAACATTCCATAATATAATTCCTTTCTCATTATATTACTCCTCGTTCCAGTATTTATATGTTGATACCCAGTAATCTGAGTCTACGTATATATATTCTATCATCTAACTCTTCTTTTTTCTAAAAATCTTATCATAATTCTCTTTGTACTCTTTATCAGCGTAGAAACGTGGTAAACCACCCTTACCAGCCTCATTCTTATATTTTGGCTTGGAGAACATGTACTTTTCTTTGTTCAATCCCAGTTCTCCCAATCCATTACTAATAAATAAGCAATAGTAGCAAACATTATCACCGACATGATAAATAACGTTCCTTTACCTAGTATTTCAAATAGCTCTATCATTGAGTATAGGCACCATTAACTTTATTATAATTATCCATTGTAGCATCTACAGGATTTGCTCTATAGTCTTGATATATTTTTATAAATTCATGAGGAAAGCCAGCTTCTGGATTCCTATTCCACATCTTATCCCATGTATTAGCCTGTTCATCTAAACTGACTGGTATAGCCCCTTTATCTTTCATAAGAAGCATACGTGTTAACATATAAGCTGTCCTAGGGTCTTTTGCATGTTTAGAGAATCCAGTATATTTACCATCCTTTATAGTTGCAAGCTTAGTCATATCCCAATCTTCATACCCAGGTTGAGATTGCATATATTCATTAATCTTATTCACTTTATGATATCTACCACTTCTATGATGCTTTTTTGTTTCTTCATTATACAATATAGCATTATAATCATTTAAAAGGTCTTGATACTTAATAGGGTCTACCTGGCTTAAACCCATTGAATATGTATTATCTGGACTATAACCAGACGTAGGCATACCATAATGTGTTTCTTTTCCAATGATATTTGTAATATACTCTCCCGCAGGAGCTGAACCAAACAATGAACTGTATACACTATCCATTTCAGCAGAATGAGGCGCTAAATTAGCAGCCGCCTTTTGTATATCCATTGTTGTTATCGTTTTATCTGCCATCTTTCTCCAATCTTGGCCATTTACCGTTACTATCAGGGCTAATATTGCGCTTATACGCCGTAATATAGTCATACTCACTATCATCATACGGGTTGCTTACCCCATATTTACGAGCCCATTCACGTAATGTAAGTAGCTGTATCCCATTACTCACTATCAATCAGTTCTGGGTGTAAAAACTCTTTACTTTCTACCATATCCCTTAATGCTATCTCTTTCGCATCTACAATACTAGGGTCAGGTATCTTAGAATATTCGTTATTAGCCACTATAAAGGGCATATTAACGCCTGAATTACGTGCTATCATATCATATACCACTGAATGTATAATATCCTCTAATTTTGTCATTTTTAAATATAATACTAAAATAATATGCAAAACAATAAAAAAAAGCTTGATTTTTACGTATAATATACCGTAAATTGCTACGCTACTAACAGTAGCTACTTACAGCCGCTACTTAAAATAAGCTTTTGAACGTGTTGATATTATATAATTAATACCAACGCTACTTACAGTAGCTACTACCTAAAGCGTCTCACAAATAAAAATCACCCCTTGCGATATAGAGGCCCCCCTTTTACCAGCTATTTTGCACACAAACACGTTAAAAAATAACCCTTTCAAAAAAATTACCGTAGAATGCGTGCACGTGATATATACGACACCCCACCGCTGCGATTTAACTGCCTTGGGGTCGCTTTTTCGTTGAAAAAAACGTCAACGAATCGCTCCCCCCGGGTTGAAAGGCAGTTAAATTCTTGCTCTTGGGCTGCTTTGCCCCTTGACGCTTCGCTATGATAGCATATTAACAAACAATAAATAAAAAGGAATAAATAATGAAAGAAGTAATTGAATTATTAATAGGTAAATTTGAATCAGTAAAAGATAATTGTAAAACTATCATTGGAACTTTGAAAGAAGATAGTAATCTAACTTGGATTAAAGCATCTTCCAAAGATAACATTGTATTAACATTATCTAAGCAATTAACAGACTCTGAATTAGCAAAGTATGAGTCTACACTAGATAGCAGTGATTTCAAACTATACTATGCATCTAATGTATATGATAATGGTAATCCTAAACTATCTACCAAAGGTAATCCTTTATCGCCTACTTTAACTATATGTGATAATAATGGCGATTATCTTAATGATACTATTGATAGTATTATGAATGCTTAATATTAGTAGTGCCTTATGTCTTTAATTAGATGTGAGGCACTATTTTTTTATATATACTACACACATAACTGTAAGCAGGAGGTATTAATGTATAATAATTATTGTCCATATAAGTATAAATATGAGCTAGTTAATTGGGCTAGTAAAAGATTTAATAGAACTAAAAGTTTTTTTAATAAAAAGAGTAAAAAGCAGTTATATGCTATTTATTATAACACATAAGAACTCTTCCTTAGTAGTCCTGAGTAAGGCTTTAAACTGCTCAATATTTTTAATAATAAACACGTAAACATAAAGAAAAGAGGTAGCTATGCGCAACAGTAAACAAGTTAAAATAGATAGAAAGAAAAAGAATACTTATCTTAAGCAGAACGGTAGAACACCTGCTCAAATATCACGTATAAAGGCTAGAAACATACGTAGAAAGGCGGTTAATTAAATGAGCTGGCAATATTATAAAAATGGTAAATTAAAGGCTGAATGTAGCGATATTACACCTGAAACATTAGAAGATGCAGTACGAGAATTAAGAGAAAATGGTGTAGATGTTAGTGATTGTACTGTAGATAATGGTGCTTATGTAGATGACTTTTGGTCACCTGATTATCCACCTGAAGAAGCAGAATATCAAGATACATTAACATTTGCTCCATTAACAATTCAAGATATAGAGCGATTTGAAAAAGAGTATAAAATCTTAGAGAGAGAAGGTAAAGCATTAAAAGCTTCTAAAGATTTTAGTACTAAGTTATATAATAGAATACAAAAAGAAACAGGAGTAAATATGAAACCAACACGTTTAGAACGATTCTTTAATTGGTGTAAACAATGGACAGATGAAGAAGTTTCATACTTAATATTCTGGGTTATTACTATTTATGTAATGATAGGAGTTATTAAATATGAACCAAAGATGATAGAGATTATTCTTTGGCCATTTATGTAAGAACTTACTGATAGAGTAGAGAGCATCCGCGTGAGCAATGCCAGGTGGTTATAGGTTATTGATATTACCGATTTCATGCCACCCTTTTGATACTCTAAAGAAGAGAGTTAGGTGTAATCGCGGCTTAATCTTGTGTTTTCGATAAAGTGTAGCGCACCTGACTCTCTACCTCAATTAAACAATTAATTAAGTAGTAGTATATGCTGAACACGCATGTATCCACTTAGTGATATATCAGTACATAACTGCTACTTAGTTAATATAAACACGCTAAATAAACACGCAAAGGAGTGGTAATGACAATTGAACAATTAAAACAAAAAGCCAAAGAAACTGGAGCATTTATAATTAAAAGAGATGATGGTAACTATAGAATTAAATATGGTTATAAAAATGGTGTAACATACGTTTCAGGACTTAAATGTTATGTATGTAATAAATCATGTATACAAGCATGGACTAGTTGGAAACAAAATCGTAAAGCTACATGTACTAGAGAATGTATGGATAGAGGTATGTATCACGATAAGCAACATTTGCATGATAAGAAAAACTGGAAAGTATATAGTAATTACAAGGGTTATATGTGTAGAAGAAGAAAAGACCCTGTAACAGGTAAAGTTGTAAGAAGTAGGAGGCATCAAGATAATTTTACAGAGTTTTATGGTAGACGTCCATTAAAAGGATATCATTTACATCATATAAATATGCATAAAACAGATGATGATGTATCTAATTTACTTGAAGTTACTCCAAAAAAACACCAAGAATTACATGGAACTTTTAATGGTATATGTAAAGAATTAATGGAATTAGGAATAGTTTCATTTAATCCAGATACTGGCTATTATATCAACAAAAAGGAGTGATATGTGCTTGCAAAAAGTAGAGAAAGTAATGACTCAATATGAGTTATTTAAAAAGAAAGTAATGCAAATGGAGAATAAAACACTGCAAACAGCATTAATAATAATAGATAATGCTGATGGTGTTACTCATGATGATTTCTTTGAAATAGCTGAGTTATTATTATTAGTAGATAAGATGGGCATTAGCCTGGAGGAGGAATAGTATGACAAGATTATATAAATTAACTGAAAAAGGTAAGAAGTTATTACGTCAGTTAGAATATAAGAACAATAAACACGTAAAATTAGCAGAAGATATATTATTTCCTGCTATTAAACCTAAAAACGAAGGAGTAAATAAAGATGAAATACCTAGATAAAGTAGAAATGAGCAATTTATTATTAAGCATATTATGGATAATATTCTTTATACCATTATATCTATCATTTAGTAATGCATTTGCTACAGATGAAGTAAAAGAGGAATGTATAGATATCCCAATTATTGAAGAAGTACCAGAAATAAAAGGTGAAACTATCATTCCAGAAGAGGTAGAAATAAATGAAGTAGAATTAACAGATATAACTATTATTAATGATAGTGGTTATATATGGGAAAAAGAAAACAATTTCGACAATGCATTTAATACAGCACGTTCATTATTAGGTCCAAATAAAGTATTTACATGGAATAATGAAGCATATCATACTAATTACATTGAAGAAGGAAATTTGTTAACAACACGAGAACAGAAGTTCTCACAAGTCGCTGAATAGCGAGAAAGAGAGTAAATAAAGATGGCTACAGAAACAGTAGTAACAGAAACAACTATTCAATTAATGAATGGTAGCATGACTCTAGAACCAACTAGAGTTGTAATGGCAGCAACAGAATCACATGCAGAAAATACAGTTGGTGCATTAAGAGCAGAATTACAATTAACAGGACACGTTACTGTTAATGATGTAATTGCTTCAGATGCAACACCAATTGCTGAAAACGATAGAGTTGTTCATGTTGCAGGTAATAAAAGAGGTGGTAATCAGTAAATTATCACATTGGGTACAAATAAGGTTCTTTTAGGTAGAGAAAAAGCATTTCGTACGGTGAGGCTATGGTCCTGATTTATAGGAAAATTAGCAATAGACGTCAAGAATCACTTCCTCAATTCCTAATCAGCTTATTTGATTGATACTAGAATACATAAGGGGGGATACTTATCCTTTCCTCATTCAGAGATGTGTGATACAATCTCCCCTTAGATAAAAAAGCGAGGTAAAAATGCAATATTCATTTGACTTCAGTAAAAAACCTGCTACACCTGAATTAAATCTTAATCATTTAGATTATAAGCAATTATCAGGATTCGCAGAATTTACTGAAAAATTAAACAGCTTTAATGAACAATATGATATGGAATTAGTTGCTACTAAAGGTTCTAGATGGCAACCAGGAACATATAATAAAATTAAAGCAAGTGTAGACAATATTATATACCCACACTGGAAAAAAAGACGTGGGGCTAATAATCTTCATAAGTTATTGGAGAGAAATGAATGGAGGTATATCAATTTTAAAGATGAATTACATGCTTTAGATAATATGTTATATCGCTATAGAAAAGAAGGAATAGAATTATATGCTAAAGATGATTTAGAAAAAGCTAAAGAAGAGCTACATGAAATATTAGATAAATTTACTAATAGTCATGATGATATTAAAATTAGTATAGAACCTATTCCACATTTTGGTAGACGTTTAAGAGGATATGGCAGTCATGGTTATAATGATGATGGTCTTTTTAAACCAGCTAGATTATATCCTATAATTAATAATGATAATGAAATTATAGGTAGCCATAATGAAGGAATCTATGATTCATGGGAGGCTTATCAAGACGCGATTGTCGAAAATAATAAAATAAATAATCCTGGAGAATGGTTTGTTAATATAAGGATAGCAATACGTGATATTGATATTAATGTTACTAATAGTTCTATGAATAAAGAATATGCTAAATTGCCATATGGTGATTTAATATTATCTTTTACTGTTGATTTGATAACATTATTAATTAATTACCGCAGACTATTAAAAAAGAAACATATGATTAAAACTGAATTTATAGGAACAGTAGCAACTAAATTTCCTATATATAAAGCTTATGAGCATCCATTCGTTTATAGAAAAACAGCTTATGGGAACACTATGGATGTATTATCTTATTTTAATTCATATGGTAATGGTAATGTGTGTTTAGGAGAATTAAGTAGTGATATTTATCAATCATTATTTTCTGGTAATTTAGAACTATTAAAATCATATGTTAATATATGGGCTAGGTCATTTAGTGCAGGGGTGACATCTCCATTAAACACTTTGTCACATACTCATTTTGGAGTACCTAAAGAATGGGATGAAGCAACACGTGCTATAATATCTAGCGATAAAGCTACATGTAAAAGAGAAGTTAATAACTATACATCAGAGCAAAAGAGAACTTTTACTGAGAAGTTTTGCAGTAATTGTGATATTACAGACAGATGTTCAGTATATACTAAATTAACATTTGATAGTATATGTTGGATAGATGAATGTGATAAAGACTTTTCTCAGGCATATGCTGAATTGCAATATCATCTCAAAGATGAAGTTGATGAAAAGAAAGTATATGAAATGTTCGCTGATTTATATTATTACAAAAGTAAACCAGAAACATGGACGCTTAGCAATATAGAAAGAGTATTTAACTTGCCTAGTAAAAGTTATAAATGTAAAGATATAACTGATTATGATAGTATTTTAAATACATTTCATAAAGATGGACCTACGATGGATAATATTATTGAATTATATGAAGTAATGGAACGTACTTGGTATTTAACACGTATTCATGAAGATAATAAAGAAATGTGGGCTCAATTAGTAGATAAAACAGTAGGCCTTGAATTTAAAGAGGCTATAACAAAACTAACAACACGTGATATAGAAAATAATTACTATTCTTGGTTATTCGCATCTAGTGGAATACCTAGAGATGATTTTTGGACATATACACGAATGTTACAATACAGAAAGGAAGGTGTAAGATATGGCAACTAAGCCTGAAAACAATAAAAACAAAAAGTTCTGGATATCACGCGAGAACTTCGATAAAGTCATAGCATATGCTGAATCAGCTTATAGACAGTTTACGTCTGAAATAGGTGGACAGCTAGTTGTTTTAGAAGATACAGATGGAGACTTCATATTAGAAGACCCTGTAATTCTTAAACAAGAAATATCAGCTAGTAATTGTGAATTAGACGGTCAAGAGTTAGCTGTTCATTATTCTAAAATGATAGGTAAATATGGTAATGAAGTAAGACATTGTTGGTGGCATAGCCATCATACAATGGGAGCATTTTGGTCTGGTACTGATGATGCTACTATATTAAGCCATCCTGCTAATGACTGGACATTATCTTTAGTAGTTAATTTAAAGAGAGAATACAAATTACGTATTCAATTCTTTAAACCGTTTCTACACGAAGAAAATGTAGAATTAAACTTCCTTCAAGAAGAACACGTTACTGATGACATACTCGATAATGAAGTTAAAGAGCTATGTTCTAAAGAATCACGTGTTATAACACATGTGGGTACTCAAGTGCAAGGAACATTATGGAACCAGCGAAATGGATACGGTCATAATTATGGCTACACTTATGGTTTATGGGATGAAAATGAGCTTGAGCTAACAGGAGTACCTGATAAATTGTTTGAAGCATGCGTAGAAGAAATGGATACATTGTCAGATAATTTGACTGATGGCTCTATTAAATTAAAAGGCTTTCGTAAAGGTTTAAGGTCTATTAATGACAAGCTCAAACAATATAATGTTCGAGTATTATCAAGCATATCAAAAGGTAGTAGAACAGATATAGAAAATGAATTACTATATTTACATGCTCATGATATGTTTGAAAATATAGAAGGGAGTAAGAAACATGCGAATTAATGAAAGAAGTTCAGGTCTTATAGAAGATTTTGATAATAAAATCTTTCATATTCTAGGTTGCGGTGCTATTGGTAGTGCCGCAGCTACTCAACTTGCTAGAATGGGAGCAGATAGATTTATTCTCTATGATTTAGATAAAGTTGAAGTACAAAATGTAGGTGTAAGCTATTATATTTATAAAGATATTACTAAACCTAAAGTAGTAGCTTTACATGAACATTTACAACATATAAACCCAGAAATACGTGCAACGGAGCAATTTGGTAGATTTTCTAAATTTATCAAACCCTTAGGAGAAGGCGATGTAGTAATTTTGGGCTTTGACAGTATGGATAGTCGCTTAGAAGCAGCAGAAGCGGCATTAAAAAGACCTAATAAGCTTTATCTTTTAATAGATGGTCGTATGGGTGCGGAGGAATATCATCAGTTTACATTAAAGAATCCAACTCTTAAACAATATAAGACTACTTGGTATTCAGATGTAGATGCTGAAGATGAACCCTGTAATGCTAAAGCGACTTCCTACTGTTCTAATATGAGTGGAGCTTTTATAGCTAATGCTATAAAGAAAACGTTAAATAATGAACCATGCCCTAAACAATTTTTCTTTACATTCCCAGGATTAGTTCTTGGAAAAACAGAGTAATTGTAGTAGATTTATAGGTCGTTATTTTAACAAAAATAGAATTATCAAGAGTCAATAACTGGGTTCATAACTCTTAAATACCTTGCGGGATTTAAGGAGAGCATATGTGAGACTCTTGATGTTCAGAAGAGGAGTAAAATGGTACTTAAAGTAGCAAAGAGAAAAGCTATTTCTCAAAATCCAAGTACACTGCTAATGTATGGCCCCCCAAAGATAGGTAAAACTACAATGTTATCCAGGTTAGACAAATGTCTTATCATTGATACAGAATCTGGTTCTAATATGGTTGATGGTCATATCCTAAATGCT